GTCTCGTTGGCTAGCTTGAGGCTGAAGGCGCTCAGGCAAGCGGCGTAGCCATGCACCTGCAGGGTGGCGGTGTTGGCGCTGTTGACAATCACCGGATCAGCCTGGTTGCTGAACGTCGGTGCAGGCTGCGTCTCGTCCGTTGGTGCGTTGAAGATGCCGGTGAAAGAAAATGAAATCTTAGGAATCTCGCCAGTTTCCAAGGCCATGCTCCAGGTGCCCCGGCAGCCGGTGACCTTGTGGCGCACGCCATCAGCAAAGAAGTAGAGCGTGACGCCCTTGAAGTTGGCGCTGACTGGGGAGTAGGTGACGCTGGTGCTGGCCACGATAGTTTCAGCAAACCCGCAGGCCTGCATCAGGGCCGACCACTTAGGCGCTGTGCCTGCAGTGCCAGATCCGGCAATCTCCACGTCAAAGGAGACGCTGAATAGGCGCTGGCCCACCACCATCTCAGTGTTGCCGAGATAGCCAAGAATTAATTCGCGGTCTTTCAGTTCCAGCTGCAGGGGCTGCGGGTTCAGATTTGAAACCAGCACCGCATCTGTCGCTGCGGGCGTGGGATCGGTCCCGTAGGCGCTTTCAATCTTTGCCAGCAGTAAACGCTTACGACTCAGTGCCATTGGTGCTCTCGGGGATAGGCAGGTCTGCTGGCGTTTCTTCGATCAGTACCCATTGGTTCTTCTTGGCATCCAATAGATACGAACCACCTTTTGGTGGGAGAGGGGGTAGTTCCGTCGCCACAATCGCCAGGTGTTAACGCCATTGACAGGCTATGGAGGGCCTCTAGGTGGTCAGATCGGTCACGCTGGTGCGATAGCGGACGTTGTAGGTGCAGACGGTCCAGAGTGCGGGTTGATCGGCCTTCTCCATCTGCGGGTCAACCGTGCCGGGAAATATGTCCATCGCCAGGCCGCCGAGGGTGCGGTCAGCCATGAGCTTGCTGTGCAGGCTGATGATGATCGGATCAGCCAGCTGATCAGGAATGGCGCCCCTGGTGTAGACCGCGATCAGCACCGGCAGTCGCCAGTCGATCTTGCAATTACTCACCAGCTCCTCAGATGCTGAATCAGTGCCGGGTTCGATCACTATGGCCGGGGCCTCGTTTCTGGCGAAAGCTTCCACCCTGCTGCGATAGATGCGAGTGCCTACGTCGGCGGTGCCGACCAGCGTGGTAGCCACTGCTGCCAGGATTGATTCGCGTTTGCTGGTCATGGCTGCAGCTGGTAAACGCCGGCTAGGTGGTATTGATTCATTAGGACTGTCAGCTCAGCAACATGGGCCATATTCAGCGGGATCTCAGACAGCAGCAGCCAGATAGCACCCTGCATTTGTGGCCGGTTTTCGCGGGATGACATAGCGTCCTGTATGGCGCTCACAAATACTGCCATTGCAAAGGCCGAGTCAGCGGTTTTTGGCTGACTGATTACTGCCGCGTAGATATTACTACTCAGCAATGCGCTATAAAATCCAACATAGTTAGGCTCTATTGCTGCCGGCCAATACTCTGCCGCTGCTGCTGCTACCTCAGTTGATGCGGTGCCTACCGGCAGTACCAGCGAGGGGCGAGACGGGTCGCGATCATCGCTGATGATGATGCCAGCAGTGGAATACGCAATTGCCATCAGAGAAGTGCAGCGACCTGCAGATAAACAATCCCGCCGCGAGCGCTGCCGGTTTGAACCGTTGTGGCACCAGCCGTCAACGTCGGCCACGTACCAAACGTCTGCGACACTTGTCGCCAGCCGCCTGACCCTGTGCTACCCGATGACACTTGCGCCAATGTTGGAGCACCTAATACTGCTGCTGCATTGTTAATGGAGGTGCCAGTCAAGTGTTGCAATGCCGGCGCGCCATCGCTATTCGTCGCCATCCAATATGTAACATTCCCTGTTAAATTAAAGTCGGTAACGTTATCTGATACAACGCCAGCCGTAGCTGAACTTAGGCTTACGGTAGAACCAAGCGGCGCACCATTTGGTTCACCGTTCACCGTTGCGTAAATTGCCAGCTGAATTGAGCTGCCTGCAGCGACTGTGTTTATCCGAGCGCCAAGTTCACCAACCGTAATTGATCGCGCAAGTACAAACGGATACAAATAAATAACGCTTGCCACCATCGCAGCGCCGTTCCCCACAGCGCCCTGCAGCGGTGCTAGCCAGTAGCCGGCCGCATATTGCTGGTTACTGGCGCCGCCGCCGCCTGGAGGGGCGGCCCATGTCAGGTCAGCTCGCAGAAAGTTGGTAGTTCCCCCACCGCTTAGTGGTGCCAGTCCTGCCGTGGTGCTGGTCACTAGGGGCAGGGTTACATCTGCTCCCGTGCTGCTGCTCAGCAGCCTTGTGGTGGCGTCAAAGGTTAGGTCTGTTGCAAACCTGTTGTCATCGCCAGCGGCGACCGTGCCGGCTGATGTGCCCACGCTTAGCACTGCGGCGCCGCCTAGGCCCAGCGTGGTTCGTTGTGCGGCGGCGTCTGCATCGTCAAGTAGAGCCTTGCCTGCTGCCGTGATGTCGCCGCCGAGTTTGGCGGTGCTTACCGCTCCGTTGTCAATCGTCCACGTCGCGCCGCTGGCCGATACCGTGATGTCGCCCTTGTCGCCGTCGCTGATCCCACCACCACCACCACCCGGCAGGTTGGTGAGCTGTGAACCATCAACAGCAGGAAGGCGTCCGCTGCCGTCCAGTCTGACCGCATTGCCGGCTGCCGTGCCGTGGTTCAGTGCTGCCGCGGTGCCCAGCCCTGACTCCAGCGCATATCCGGGGTGGGGGTCTGCAGCTGCAACGTGAGCGCTCACCGCACTAGCAGCAGTGCCTGATGGATCTGCGCTCACATCCGCGGCGCTTGGCATCGCATGGACGTGGTTGTCGCGCGCGTAATTCGTGCCGTTACCGGCTGCAGCCGTACCCAGTGGTTGCGGAGTCGCTGAGGCTGCGGCTGGAATTGTCGGCAGTCCTGACAGCGAGCTGTAGGCGATCGGCCCACCGTCGCCGCCGTCGTGGTTGTGGCTGTTGCCGTTGCTGACGCCTTGCGCTGCTGGGGCGTAATCCGTTGAGGCCGTGGCGGCGATAGCTCCTGTCGTCGTGCGTCGCTGGTTGCCGCTCTGCACCACATAGACCAGCTCCGCGCCAGTTAGGCCGGCGGCGGCGGTCAGTTGTGAGAGCTTTTGATCAGGCATTACACCTCTAAGAGCAAGAAGCTGGAATCCTCCAGCAGAAAATAAAATCCATCCTCAAGCAGCAGTTTACTGAGCGCTGCCGTCACCTTCGTCAGCGTAATTGCGCAGAACGCGCCATCATCCACCAGTCGGTTGTCGCGCACCTCGTAGGAGTTGCCGTCAATGGTCATTGCTGCGCCGTAAAGCAGGTCGCCAAATTTCGACGCCTCGCATGTCAGGCTGTAGTCAGTGCTGATCACCATGCCATCTAGAACTAGATCGCCCGGCATATCCAGCACGCCAAAACCAGAAACGGCGCCAGCAGTTACGCTGACGCCGAGGTCTGTTAAGAACAGAGTGAGATCCTCTGTTAATGCCATCAGCTGTACTTGAGCAAGCCGTAGCCGTGGCAGGTCACGCTGCTAGATGCGGCGCCCGTTTCAGCAGTGCAGCTCAAGCGGATATAACGCTTGAGATCATTGCTGTTGAGGGTGATCACCTGCTTTGATGCAGCGTTGGCGATTGCGGTAAAGCCGCCGCCAGTAGCAGCCACGTAGGTGGAGTTGTCGGCAGACTCTTCAATCCTAAAGGTCAGGTCGGTGCTGGCGCCGGCAGCGGTGCCGGTGAGGATGATTTGAACATCACCCTCATATCCCTGCAGATCTACGCCGGTCTGGTTGCCGGTAGCGGTAATGGTGGTTGTGGCTAGGAGAGTGAAGTGATGAAGCTTGTCCAGCGAAAGCTCATGAACAGCCATTGATTTGACGGGGGGTTGATTTACGGGAGCGAGGCTTTGTGGCCTCTGGGGGAGTGATCACCACGGGATCAGGATCTAGCGCCTGCTCAGCCCTGCCCATGGCCAGCAGTAGCCGGGCATCTGCAGGGGTCACCTCCACCACGTCACCGATCCGAACGGTTCGGCCACTGATTGAGGTCTGGTGCAGAATCCTGATCCACATGGTCATCAGAGGGTGTTGTTACCGCGGCAGAAGGCTTGAGGATGGCGCACCGCGTAATCAATGGCCTGGTGGGCCACGACGCGAATATTGCCTTCCTTGTCTTCGCTGTAGGGGTTGACCTGCAGATCGACGGCGCCAAATAGACCTAAGACAAGCTGACTCCAAACACCGAAGAACACATCACCGGACTCGACC